GGTATAGGCACTGCGTTAACAGGGCTTCATTGTGATTTATTAGCCTTAGATGATATAGTAGCCCCTAGTTCAAAAGCTGACCCTTGGAGTCAAAGTGGTCGCGAATTAGTTATGAGATGGGTTTCTCAGGCGGCTAGTATTTTAAATGCAGGCGGGAGTATTAAGGCCATAGGTACTAGATACCACCCTAAAGATGTTTATACTCTTATGGAAGAGATGGTAGTGCCTAAGTACGATAAAGAAGGTAATGTTACCGAAGAAACACCTGTATATGAGATATTTGAGGCTCCTGTAGAAACTAATGGTCAGTTTTTGTGGCCTAAGAAAAAAGCACGTAATGGGAAGTATTATGGTTTTGATTTTAATGAGTTGGCTAAAAAGAAAGCGCAGTACATAGATAAGAGTCAGTTTTTTGCACAGTATTATCTAGATGCTAATGACCCTGAAAATAAGAAGATAGACCCTAGTAAATTTCAATATTATGATAGATCACATTTAAGTTGTGTAGCAGATACTTGGCAGATTAAAGGTAAAAAACTCAGCGTATATGCAGCTATTGATATAGCAGCTACTGTGACTAAAAGGTCTGACTATACTGTATTAGTTATAATAGGAGTAGATGAAGAGGGTTTCAAATATATATTAGATATTTACAGACTTAAAACTAACCAAATATCTGTTATGGCGGATACTATTTTAGAGGGTTATAGGAAGTGGAGATTTAAAAAGTTAAGAGCCGAGACTAATGCTCAGCAAGGCTTGGTAGTAAACGAGCTTAAAAATTATTTGAGAAGGTTTAATGCGGTATTCAGTTGGGATGAGAAAGCTTCAACTGGTAACAAAGAGTTGCGTATTATCTCTATATTAGAGCCTTTGTACTCTCAAGGTGTCATATTTCATTTTAGAGGAGGCAATTGTGCGATATTAGAAGATGAGCTTGTGAGCTCTAAGCCTGAACATGATGATATATCGGATGCTTTAGCTGCTGTAAATGAGATAGCAGTAGCACCTATAAGACGTAATAAACAAAAACAAAACAATAATGTGATACCATTCAATAGACGTTTTGGAGGAGTTAGCTTTGCTTGAACAAGATTTTAAAGCCAGAGAAATAGCAAGTATGTGGAACGAATTTTCAGAGCAGAGGGATTCTTGGTTAGCACGTACTGCTGACGTTAGAAGATACTTAACAGCTCCTGATACTAAATATACTGATGTTGGGCAGTTGCCTTGGAAAAATAAAACTACTATACCTAAGATTACTCAGATTTATGATAATCTATTAGCCCAATATATAAGTGCTTTAATGCCTAATCAAGATTGGTTTGTGTTTGAATCAGAAGCTAATCAGGATGAAGAGATTTCAGAAAGAGATAATAATATTGAGAAATATTTAAGAGTAAAGTTACAGCAAGCTAATTACAGACAATTTCTAAGAGAAGTTTTAAGTGATTGGCTTATATATGGTGTTACTTGTGGTGGGGCTTCTTTCATGCACAAGAGAGGTAATAAGCCTGATGGTAGTGGGTACACCACTTATTTTGGGGCTGTACCTTTTAGAGTAAGCCCTTATGATTATGTAGTAGACCCTAAAGCTCCTTCGTTTGAAAGTTCACCTTTTATAAGACGTAGAGTCATTAAGATAGGTGACTTAATAAAAGAAAACAGTCAGAATAATTTAATTAGATACGATGATGATGCTATAGAAAAAGCCAAGTCTATAAGAGGGTATGTCAGAGAAGATGAAGATGCTTATAAGGATGAAGAGCTTAGGATAGATGGCTTTAGCAGTCTTAGAGATTACTTTTTAAGTAACTATGTAGAGATACTTGAGTTTTGGGGAGATATATATGTACCTGAAACAGGTGAATTTTTAGAGAATAGATGTATTTCAGTATTAGATAGAATGTTTACTATATTAGATATAGAAAACCCAATGTACGATAAACAGAAACCTTTTTCATTTGTGGGGTGGAGGGAAAGACCTGATAATTTGTATGCACAATCTCCGCTTGAGCAATTAGCGGGCATGCAGTATAGGATAGATCACCTTGAAAATGTAAAAGCGGATGTGTTTGATTTAACGGCTCACCCAGTAGTAGAAGTTAGAGGAGACCCCACAGAGGATTTCAAGTGGGAGCCTGGGTTTATTTACTATTCAGGTACAGAAGGTCAAGTAGTTATACACAAACCTGATGCACAGGCCTTACAAGCTGATACTGAAATCATGTGGTATACACAGATGATGGAAGAAATGGCAGGGGCACCAAAGCAGACAGCTGGGTTCAGAACCCCTGGTGAAAAGACTGCGTTTGAGGTTAATGTGTTACAAGAAGGTGCTATGAAGATGTTCATAGAAAAGACTGAACATTTTGATAACACTTTTAATAGGCGTATGTTAGAGATTATATTTCAACTGACTGTCATGAACTATAATCCAAAAGATGTAGTTAAGACTATAGGTGAAGATGGTATGCCTGAAACTGTGTATCTGACAGAAGAAGATATAGTCACTACAGGTAGATTTAAACCTATAGGAAGTAGCCACTATAAGAAGAGAAATAAAACTATACAAGAGCTTGCACAATTTGCTCAATATATCAGTAGTATACCAAGTGTATCACAACACTTGGATGGGTATAAGTTAGGGCAAATTTTTGAACAGACATTAGGCTATGACGATTATAATTTCATCAAAGAATTTAAGGCTATAACAGACCAAATAGAGGCACAAATGGTAGCTCAACAGGCACAGCAAGAGTACCAACAAATGATGGGGCAACCACCACAAGGACAGCCTCCACAAGGTCAGTCACAACAGCCTCAGCAAATGCCTAAACAAGAAGGAGAAGGTAATGCTAACAGACAAGCATAAATCAGAACTGCAAATAGAGGAAATGCAATATAGTGACTTGAAGAAAGCAGAGAAACATAACCAAAGTTTATTAGAGACTTATGAAAGTCTTTTAGAGAATATGAAAAGGGAGGTGCAGAACACTAAAACTTCTGATTTTGAAATAACCAATTGGGCTCATTATAGAGCCTACCAAGACGGTATTATTAAAGGCTTAGACAAGGCTATTAACTTAATTAAGATGAGGTGACAACAATGGCAGACGAAGTATTAGGTAAGAACCTAGACGAGTACAAAGACCAAGAAGAAGAACCAAAAGAAAATAATAATAATAATAATGAACCACAAGAAGCACAAAACACAGACAATAATGAACAAACAACAGAAACCCCAAATTTCACTGAGAACGATGTAAAAAAAGAAGGTGAAACAGAGGAACAATATTTAGACAGATTAGTGGGGGAAGGCAAAAAGTACAAGAATACCGAGGAGTTAGCTAAAGCATATCATAATATAAATATGTTTGTAGAGACTCTTAAAAGAGAAAAAAGAGATATAGAACAGGAATATAATAAAGAGAGAGAAAGAGCAAAGACTATCGAGGAAATTATGCAAATGGTTCAGTCTGATGACGAAGGTAACAAACAAAGACCTGAAGATGCTGAGTATTCTCAAGAGCCAGCATCGGAAAAGAAGGCTATGGATGAGAGGTCTATTCAGCAGAAGATAGAAGAGGCTTTAAATAAGAAGGAAGCTGAAGACAAGCAGAAGGCTACTTATGAGAAGTCTATAAACAGGCTGAAGGAAGAGTTTGGCTCAGAGAAGAAGGCTTTTGAGTATGTTCAACAATACATAGGAAATGATGACAGTAAAAAGAAAGTTATAAACGAACTCGGGCGAACCGACCCCGAAGGTTTAGTTAATTTGATAAGACCTTACGCAACAAGAGAGCAACAAGCGGATAACAGCTTAACCTCACCTACTCCTGGTGCTTCTTACAGAGTAGACGGGCAACAAGCACGAGCAGGACTTCCAATAACATGGAGTGAGGCAAGTAGGTTAAGAAAAGAAAAGCCTGAAGTTTATTACTCAGGTGATTTCCAAAGCAAATTACACAGAGCTGCGAGAATAGCAGAAGAAAAAGGTGTTGATTTTTTTAACACTTAACGGAGGTTAAATTATGGGAGTTTCAACAAGTAATAATCAAGAATTTATACGTCTTGATGTATGGTCGCAAGAGATAAAAGAAATCTTGCAAGAAGAATTAATGGCAGATGCTGCTGTTAATTGGATATCTGATTTTCCCGATGGTAATGAGATTCACATCCCATCACTGTCTGAGTTGAATGTTAGGCCTTATGTAGAAGGCGACGAAGTTGTGCTTGATGATATTAGTACAGGCGAGTTTACACTTACTATTGATAAGTATTACAATACTGGCTTTATCATCTATGACAAGTTCAAGCAGGATAGTTTTTACATCAATCAGGTAAAATCTAAGTTTGTACAGGGTATAACTAGAGCACTCATGGAGCAGAAAGAGGCTGATATTTTTGGGCTGCAAAGTAAGCAAACTGCTTCTGACCCTAACAACATTAACAGCTTCGCACACAGAGTGGCCGGTTCAGGTACTGGTGGAGCTATAGCAGTACAGGATATTGCTAAAGCTAAAGTAGCATTGGATAAAGCTAACGTACCTAAAACAGGTAGGGTAGCTTTTGTTGACCCAATTAGTGCTTACCAATTAGTTACTGT